TTATTTATTACATCTATTTTCGGCATTGCATTTTTTATAATCAGCAAAATCTGCATCCTTTATTGAATACTTATCTGCAAGACATCTTAACCTATGACATCCTTCTAACGATAAAGAATAATGCATCCATTTGCCGTCTTTGCAGCTATCAACCATTCCGCTATCACACAATATTTTCATGTGGTGAGATAATGTTGGCTGAGTAATCTGCAATTCTTCCAGAAGAACGCATCCACATTTTTCTCCGCCCTGCAGTGCTCTCAATACAGCAAGCCTATTTTCATCTGCCAAAGCTTTTATAAGTCGTACATCAGCTTTATAATCCATTGTTCATCACACTCCTTATTTACAACTGACCCAATTATATCGCTCACATTCACAGTTGTCAATGCGTAAATGTGTATTTTGTATGTTTAGACAAAAAACTCATCGTTTTAAATATCTGATTTTTATAAAATATACATATACCCCCTACATTTTCTGTAAGGGGCTGTCTGGCAGTATTATCTCATCTTTCCACATCCACACTCGTCCCAGACTTAAATTCAACCGTGAATTTATCCTCATAAACCGTTATCTTCTCCACCATTCTTCTGATCATGTTTTCATCATATTCTTCAATCTGCTCCGTCTGCCCAGCAAGGAACTGCTGCATTTCCACAATTCGCTGTTTCTGTCCTTCTCGCTCGGCATTGTCCGCCATGACCTCTTGCTTCTTCTCACGCAGGCTGTCTATCTCATCGGCAAGGTCATCGTAATCCTGTCCTGCATTGGCTCGTTTCAGAAGCTCCTGCTGCAACTCTTCCAGCTTGGCATCAAGGCTTTCCATCGAAGTCTCATCTTCCAAAGCAAGCACCATCGCTATATTTTTCTCCAAAGCGGCAAGCATATCCTCCTTGACACCAAGAGCCATGTTGATTGCCCTTACCACAGCATTCTGTAATTCCTCTTCCTTCACGGTTGGTGCATCACAGCAGCCGGGACCACGCTCCACTCGGTTTACGCATCGCCATACCGTAGAGCGTTTTCCATGATTGTTCCAAGCAACCCTTCGGTAAATTTCCCCGCATTTCGAGCAGTAGACAATACTGGAAAGTGCATATTTGCTGCTGTAGACTCGTTTCTTTCGGTTCACACCGCTGTGAAGATTGGACCTTCTGAGCATTTCTTCCTGCACCTGCATATAAAGGTCACGGGGGATAATCGGTTTGTGACTGTTTTCTACATAATACTGTGGAACGATGCCGTTATTCTTCACTCGCTTTTTGGTAAGGACATCCACGGTGTAGGTTTTTTGCAGAAGGGCATCCCCAATATACTTCTCGTTTTTCAGAATTTTCTTCACTGATTCAGGACGCCACTTTGGTTTTCCTGCACCCGTTAGAATACCATCCTTCATCAAGCCGTCTCCGATTTGTTTTAGGCTTGCGCCCTGTAGATATTCTCGGTAAATTCGTTTGACGATTTCTGCCTCGGTAGGCTCAATGATAAGGTGTCCATCTTCATCTTTGGTATATCCCATAAAGCGATTATGGTTGACCTGCACCTCTCCCTTCTGAAATCGGAACTGCATCCCCATCTTTACATTCTGGCTTAAGGATTCCGACTCCTGCTGTGCAAGACTGGCCATAATGGTCAGCAGAACCTCTCCTTTAGAATCCATTGTGTTGATGTTTTCCTTTTCAAAAAACACAGGAATATTCTTTTCCTTCAGCTGTCTTATGTAGCGAAGGCAGTCCAAGGTATTACGAGCAAATCGGCTGATGGACTTGGTAATAATCATATCAATATGGCCTTCCATGCACTCGGAAATCATGCGGTTAAACTCCTCACGCTTTTTGGTATTGGTGCCTGAGATACCATCATCTGCAAATATTCCGGCAAATTCCCATTCCACATTTTTCTGTATAAAATTAGAATAATGTTCCACCTGTGCATCATAACTTGTAGCCTGCTCATCGCTGTCGGTACTGACACGGCAGTACGCTGCGACCCTGAGCTTCGGCTTTGCTTCTTTATTTACTGTGTTTCCCACACGTCTTCGTGCCGGGATAACTGTGATACTCTTATTCAACTATCGCCACCTCGCTTTCAATTAAGCTGTAGGCATATTCTGCCTGTTCAAATGGATCTGCAAATTTTCTCTCAACAGACGGCATGGTAAACCTTGTATCTGCCATTGGTTTTGGTGCAGCCTGCAGTTCTCTGACCCTGCCCAAGGAAGATGCCCTTGCTATTCGGATTTCCTCCGCCTTATCAAATCGCTCCCTGTCGATAATGGCAAGATAATATTCGTCCCCAAGATAATGCTTGTTTCTTAACATTCTGCCTGCACTGCCATGAAAAATATCAAGACCCGCATTCTCTGATGCAGTCTTTAATCCAAGTCCTGCAATGTAACCGTCAAACAGCTTTCTGACTGCTTCCGCCTGTTTTTCATCGACTTCTGCTTTTCCATTCACAATTTTGTATCCGTAGGGTATATGTGCCATTATCCCACCAGCCTTTCCTTTAATTTCAGTCCGCACTTTAATTCAAAGACGATTTCTTCCCTTGAAAGCACGATAATCCCTTCCACATGGGAAAGGAATATCTCATCCGAATATTCCGTCAGCATCTCGCTGCCGAGTACAAATTTCATAAGTTTTTCTAAGGCTTCAATCTTTGTCCTGTCACCACTGACCGTGTTTATCATCTGTTTATTTCCTTCCTGCAATTGCTTCTCTTCCAAAATTAAAGCCGTAATCTTTTTGCTGAAAAGAGCCGGCTCTAACAGTCCGCTTGCCATTACACTTGTCAGCACCTGCCTTTGCTCCATGTTCTTTTCTAGCTTTGTTTCATATTCCTGTATCTGCAGGAGCCTGTTCTTATCATCAAATCCCTGCAGGCTGTGAAGCAATGGCTTTAATATACGCTGATGGGCAAATACCAGTTTATTCATCATGGTAAGGAACGCCGCCTTTATGCCATCATCCGTAATGTACTTCATGGAGCAGGAATACCTGTCCTCGATATGATGGGTGCAGCACCAAGCAATGTAACTTCCGCTCGGCTTATAATGGCTTCTTCTTTTAAAGACTCCGCCGCACTGTCCGCATTTGATTCTGCCTGAGAAGCCATAACGATTCTGATAGCGTTCGGTTCTCTCACCATTTCCTTTTTCCTTGCCACGCTGATTTAGAACCTCGTTTGCCTTTTCAAAAATCTCGTGGCTTACAATCGGCTCATGATGGTTCTCACACAGATATTGATTCAACTCACCATCATTTGTATGGCGGCTAAATTGGCTGTCGGTGTAGGTCTTTTGGAAAATCACATCACCCGTGAATTTTTCGTTGCGAATAACCGCATTGATTGCTCCGGGAGTCCATTTTCCACCTTTTTTGCTTGTTACACCGCTGTCATTCAGTTCCTTTGCAATAACATGAGTGCTTTTCCCGCCAAGCGTATCTTCAAATATATTTTTGACAATCTCTGCCTGTTCCGGCACAACAATCATTTCTCCACCTATATTTTCATAGCCATAAGGCGGATAGGAAATAATGTAGGTACCATTCTGGAAGCGTTTCTGTATAGACCATTTGTTATTTTCAGAAATGGATACCGATTCGCTTTCCGCAAGACTGCTTAATATGGAAAGCATCAATTCACTTTCCATCGTATCCGTGTTAATATTTTCTTTCTCGAAAATCACGGTCACATTTAGCGCCATCAGCTTTCTTACCAGTTCCAAACAGTCTGTTGTATTTCTGCTGAATCGGCTGATGGACTTTGTAATGACCAAGTCCACAAGACCTTTTTCGCAGGAATCAATCAGGGAATTCAGACCGTCACGACACTCCTTTTTGGTGCCAGTAATACCTTCATCAAAAAATACCCCTGCGTACTCCCACTCGCTATTGGATTTGATATAATCCTCATAATGTGCTTTCTGCGTATCAAGGCTGATAAGCTGTTCATCGCTTGCCGTGGACACTCTGCAATAGGCAGCAACACGGGTTTTCGTCTTAACCGATAAGGCATTATTTTCTTCAATTTTTGTTATCCTTTTCATCAACTCACCTCGCTTTCGGTATGGACATATTCCCGTACTAATCGATATATATCAAGTCTTTTATGGTATAATTTCAGCTAAATATGGAGAGAAAGCTTGGCGGTTTCTTTCGCTGATTTTGTTGAATTCATCCACAGAAATCAGGCCCTTATCAAGCAATGCTTTTGTCATTTTCTGTGCCATACAATATTTATAATCACCGCACAGCTGTTCCTCCGTCATGCGTGATTTCATAAGGACAGGTAAACTGTCCGGCTCTGTAATTTTCGTTACTGTTTTATTCTCATCATTCATTAGAAAAGCACCTCCTACCTTATAGCCTTGGCAAGAAGTGCAATCTGACGATTTCTAATCTTTTTTATAGAAGCTGCATTCGTACCCATCTGCCCGGAGCAGAAGTCCTGAAATCCAAGGCGGGGTCCTTCCCATCTGCTCGCACACGGCATCAATGGGGACTCCCATGCTGCACTCAATAATCAGTTCATCATGAACATGACCGCAGATAAAACAATGAGATAAGGTGCGCATGGCATAGGCAAGAATGTCACGGCTGATTGCCTGCACGATATTTTCCACGAACTTGGGACCGTAGCTTTCGATGCGTTCCCATTTCTTCGTACCGCCCACACCTTCATAGGTCACTGCCTCGCCGCCGAAACGGTTCTCTCCCATATGCGGCTTCACATAGGAAAGCCGTCTGCCGCTTGGCAGCTGAATGAACAGCATACCGCTCTGATAGAAAAAGCGGATGCCGTGTGTTTCTGTGGTTACTCTGTTCTTGACCGTATCCTTTACGCATCTGTCAACATCCCACCAGAAACGCACAATGTTAGGATTGGCTGACCTCCACGAATCCACAAGCGGCTGGAGTTCTTCCTCTTCAAGTCCCATATCCAAAGCACCCATTGCTTTCAATGCACCGACCGAACCGCCGTAGCCGAGAGCCAATTCTGCGATTTTACCCTTCTGGCGGAGATGCCCGTTCTCGCCGTGCTTTTCTACAGGTACACCGAACATGGCAGATGCTGATGCACAATAGATGTCCCCGTTATTCTGAAAGACCTCGCTTCGCCAGCTTTCCTTGGCGAGGTACGAAAGCACCCTTGCTTCAATGGCAGAGAAGTCCGCCACCACAAATTTCATCCCGGTCCTCGGCACAAAGGCTGTGCGGATGAGCTGCGACAGAGTATCCGGGATATCATCATATAAAAACTCCATCGCAGCATAATTGCCAGATTCCACAAGACCACGAGCCTGTTTCAAATCCGGCATATGGTTTCGGGGAAGATTCTGCAGCTGTATCATTCTGCCTGCCCATCGCCCGGAACGGTTGGCTCCGTAAAACTGAAACATTCCTCTCGCCCTGCCGTCCTCACAGACTGCATTCTGCATTGCCTGATACTTCTTTACAGAGGACTTGGCTAACTGCTGGCGCAGGAGCAGAACCTCTGCCAGTTCCTTGGGTGCCGTTTTGACCGCCTGTGCTACTTCCTTTTTGCCAAGGCTGTCCATCTCCAGACCGTTATCCGCAAGCCACTGCTTCATCTGCACCACGGAGTTGGGGTTATCAAGGTCGGTTAGTCCCTGCATTTTCTCTGCCAGCTCCGCTTTGGATTTTGCATCAAAAGCAATAGCGTTCTCCACCACGTCCATATCAAGTGCAATGCCACGGTCATTGATTTCCTGGTCGAGATGGTATTCCTCCCACACAAAATCCGGCACAGGATATTTTTTCAGCCTGTCCTGTATGGACATCTCAACCTCGACATCCCGCTTGTTATAGAACTTGAACAGATTCCACTTTTTCATATCATGCTCCGGCAGATTGCGTGTCCTGCCGCCGTTGACCTTGGTTGGCTTGCAGGGAACACAGAAGTAGCGAATGAGGTCTTTGCCTTCCTTCAGCTTCTGTTCTTCCAGCCCAAGCACTGTGCCGGTCCCGGCAAGGGAAAGCGGCAGTCCCATATATGCCGACCAAACACAAGAGCATTTCCATGCCGCCGGGTCAAGATAATCTCCCACGGTATCCTCATTGATACTGTAACTGCAAAAGCACTGCGGATAGTTTCTTTGCAGCCATACCGAAAGACAGACCCTCTCGAAAGCCGCATTGAATGCCCATTTTGTCACGGTATCATCTGCCAGTGCCGTAATAATGTCCATCGGCAGTTCTTCTCCCTGTGCCAGATCATAAACGATGACCTCACCGCCGTTTACAGATACACCAAACAGCAGGATTTCAAAGTTAGATGACTGGGCATATTTATAGACCCCGCACTTCTGCAAATCCGCATCGCTGTAACTCTCAATATCAATCGAGAGCGTTTGTATTTTTCCCATATTGTCACCGTCCTTACGATAAGCAAGGCGGCGAAGAATCGACCTCCGCCGCCCGCTGTTTACTGATTATTCCTCTGTATCTTCTTTGACTGCTGCCTTTTTCTTTTCCCTGTGCTGCTTCCACTTCTTAAAGCACCAGTGCAAAAACTCCATGACCCAGTACACCAAACTGCCGATACCGAATCCGTACAGCACCGCAAAAATCACAATCACATCAAACTGCTTTGCAAATTCATATAATTCCATCTGTTTACCTCACATTTTCATAATATCTGCAGGAGACAGTTTCCCATCGCCTGCATTGATTGTCACTGTATCTGCTTAAGAAAGAAAATCGTCCTCTGCATCGGTTGCAAAATCATCCTCTGCACGGCTCTTGCCGCCAAGCGGCTCTCCGTCCTTAATCTTTTGGAGATTATTAAGACCACAGGCAATGCCCTTATTGCCGTTGGAGTTGAATGCATAGAAGTTGATGCTGGCACGGCCATACACACCGCTGTATACCTCACTGCGGTCGATGATAGGCTGGCGGTCTGCATCTACGATGCCCGGAGTAGCTGCACTGTTTGCATTGATGAAGTAGCTGTTTGCATAGGCTTCATCATCAGGACGTTCCAAATCGCCATCCCTCATTGGTGTCTTAAGTACGGAAAGAGCAGGCACAGTTTTGCCACTTCCCTTAAGCTTAGATTGACCCTCCTCATAAGCAGATTGAATAGCCGCTTTAATTTTATTGACGGTTACTGTATCGTCCTTAGGAATGATAAGGCTCACGCTGAATTTCGGTGCGCCGCCGTTGATGGATTTCGCATCCCATACATTTGCATAAGACCAGCGTGTTTTTACTCCTGTGATTACCTTTGTAGGGTTCGTATAATTTTTTGACATATCATTTGTCCTCCTTAAAATCGTTTGCTGCTGTATTCATAGCCGGACGCTTGTCCGACATCGGTACTAAGGTTGGCTTGCCCTGTGGCTTTTCAATAAAGCCGGAGAGCAGTTCTTCAAATCTTGTCTTGCCGAGCAGTTTGGTCATTGCCGTAATACCCAGAACCTTATGTTCATATGGGTCATATCCGGCATCCTTAACCGTATCCACCACAGCGGTTTCATTGACATATTTCCTGTTGGAGCGTCCTTCGACAATCTTCCAGTCTTTCCACCCCTTGCCGCTGACTGCCTGCTGCAAAGCGTATTCCTTGATATCGCCTGCCCAAGATACCAGTGCATCAACTTTTGAAAGAATGGCCTCTATCTCATCATCTTCAAGGGTGGAAGGCATCTCAAAATCGTAACGCGCAAGTTCAAGGTTGTATTCGGCTCTCTTGCGGCAGGTGGCTTTTACCTTACAGAACTGACAGTGGTCTCCGGCTTTGTATTCACCCTCACCCTTTGCCGCCAGCTGTGCTGTTGGACTCAGCACTTCATCCGCCCATTTCAGAAGTTCTTCTTTGGAAATGGTGTATGTGCTGACACTATCCCGCCTTGGCTGGAAGATAGTCATGGTCACCGAATCAATATCATAGATACCGTCAAACAGTTGTAAGGCTCCCAGTGCATAGCACATCATCTGAGGATTCTTTTCTGCATCCACCAAAATTCCGACACCATACTTAAAATCAATGACGGTCAGCGTTTCATCTGCAACAATCACGCAGTCCCCGGTGCCGAAGCCCTGCGGCACCCATTTGGAAAAATCAAGATGCTGTTCAATTAGAACAATAGGGTCTTTGCATTTTTCTTTTGCCACAGCAAGCTGCTCCATCACATACTGGACATACATATCCGAGCAGTCCGCCATTTCTTCATCGAAGAAAGTAAGATTTTCTGTTGGATCTTTCGATTTCTGCCCCAGTGCTGTTTTCAGTTTGTGTTCGCAAAGACTGTGAGCATCGGTGCCCTGCATTGCAAACTCGCTTGTGGTGTCACCGACCTTAGCACACTGCAATGCCGATGGCGGACACTCCAGCCACCTGTGACTGGAGGATGCTGATAAGACTGCGTGGTCCAGACCGGTCTCTCTTTCACCTACAGTACAATTCACCTTCTGTTTATTGGGCATTCCCAAGTACCTCCACTTCAGCAAGCAGTGCCTTATATTCTGCTGGATTTATCCCGGACAGCTTTTCTGCACCATGCTTTGTAAGGATTGCTTTGACTTCTGCCGTATAGCCTTTGCGGGATTTATCCGCACACACGGCTCTGACATCTTCCAACGTGAGTGCTTTTTCTTCCGGCACTTCAGCTTTTGGCTCCTCGTTGGTTTTCTTCTTAACAGCAGTCTTTTTTACAGGCTGCATTGCGTCCTTTCCACTGCTGAACAAATCAGCCAGTTCTTCGGAAATACGTACCAAGGTTTCGCCGCACTTTTTGAGTTCATCCACGAGCATGGATAATTCGCTTACTTTACTCACGATGTCGCACCTCCTTCCTTAACCGTACAAATGGAAACTTCTTTCACGTTGTCACCGGGTACAAGAATTGTGAGTTTCTGTTTTCTTCCGAGGAAGAAGCATAGAATACGTTCTCGTACACTAATACTACGGCAAGAAAGAATACCATCTGATTTTGCCTTCTTGGATACACTGATTTTCAAATTGTGTTCCATCTTTATCACCTCTTTCCGAGAGTGTTTTTTGACCCTCTACCTAATAGCCTTGAGAAAGTAATGAATCTGACGGTTTTGAAAAAATATAAATAAAAAAAATAAACCCACCAAGAAAATTCATCCTCAGTGGGCATCAAATTATCTATTCTATTTCCTAACTAAAGCATATAGTAAAACCGCTCCAACTCCGTAGGCTACATTCCTCTGATTCTTAATTGCCTGCATTTTTTTCTTCTCCTCGGACGCGTACGTTTTCAAGGATGCGTTGGCACCCTGCAATAAGTCCGTCTGCATCTGTGAGGTTTTCTTCAATACAGTCAGCTCGCTCTGCAGCATTATCGACTGCTGCTTCGCCTTGTTCAATTCCGTCTTGGATATTTCGAGTTCGGTCTTCAGCAGACTCAATTCCTTCTGTGATTTCTCGTTCAGTTGTTTCAGCTGAGCCAAGTTGCTCTCTAACTGATTCAACTCCTGCTCCGTTATCCTGTACTCCGCTGCATAAGAAAAGGCAGGCAAGAATACTAACGATAATAAGAACAATAATGCTGTAAAATACATATTTTTTCTTTTCATCCGACATTTCCACCACCTCAAAACTACTATTTTTAGCCATTTTCCACCATTTGCGGTTATTACCTCACCAAGCGTATTTAATCTTTGTAGGGCAAATACCTGACAGAGCCTTATTTAAAGCCGCTGTAAGCCATTTGTACGAGCCATTTTCTTTAGACTTTCAAATATTTTTTTGCCACCAGGCTGCTTTGCCGCGAATTACTTGACCACCTAGTTTTAGTTCGTCCGTAAGCGGTGCATCCAGTAAATACCACAAATCCCATCGTTCACAAGTTGTTGATGGACCATAGTCATCTTCTTCAGCTGCCTCACAGTGGGTTTTAACATGAGCATAATCAATAGGCAGATCCAGTTCTTCACATAAAACCGCCACAACCTTTGCCACCCCATCGATTTGGTCTTGCGTAGGTGGATAATCGCCAAAGTCTGTATTGTAACCACTATGTGCTTCTGCCCCATAACAGCCTGCCATGCAGATACCAATGGCTCTGCTGTTTCTGTGCCAAGTATGTGCCAAAAGCTCCGTTAAATCCTCTGTGCTGGCATAAATACTTCCATCGGCATCTACGTTAATATGGTAATCATCAAAAAACTGATGGTACCTTCCTGCGCTCCAATGTACATAAATTTTATCAATATAGCCTTTAGCAGCTTGAGCCATTTCTCTTAACTCATCTAAGGTTATTTTTCTCATGCTTCTCATCCTCCTCAAACTTGTCCGGTATTCCATTATTGTTCATATCAATAAAACAGCCTGCTATGAAGGTCATAAACCCTATCATAGCAGGCCCAATCATTTCTTTAATTACCGCCAATAAATCACTCATAACAATCTGCCCATTATGCCATTGGTACAGCCAGGCAATATAATACGTAGCAACCAAAACCACAACAAGCAGAAAATAACCTACAATCACAGTCTTTATTGGCCTGCTCATAGCATTTATTTTCACCTTTACAGTACTAAGAACATTGCCTAAGATTACTTTTGCATTATCAAACACACTTATTCCCCCTTGTAATTTGGCAGTGCTTTTATTTCAGCCATCAGATCGTCTATTACTCCATTGGCACCAAGGTTTTCATAGCTTTCATAACAGGAAACTATGCTGTCCTTAGCGTAAATGGGAATCCACTTCTTTTCAGTTACATAATGGTTATAAACCTGAATGATTCTGTCTCTAAGCAGTGCCTGAAGTCCGGTCTGGATAGCATCCTGACGTTTCTTTCTGGCTCTAAGCTCTGTAAAGATATAGGTTAAAAGCATACCCATCCCGGCACTTAAAATACTTGTTAATATTTCCTTCCCCATCTAATTACCCCCTTATCAGCCTGACTACATCAATCGCCCTGCCTGTATATCTGCAATTTTCTGCGCCAAAATAGATGCTTTCTGTCGGTATGTATTTAAAGACCACCGAATTAAAGCCTTTCTTAACTAGCTGGCTCTGGCCGGCATGACTTATAAATACCTGTGTTTTCCAAAAGTCAGAAATAAGAGTTTCAAAGCTTAGCGTCAAAACACCATCATTAATAGCCGCCTTCACATCTTTTATCGTCCAGCTATATTTCCAATCAAGCTCATGGATATAATCCATGGTATAGTGAGCAAAACAGCTAAAATTGTTGGTATCGCTGGGCAGCTCATTCATACCTTTCAGCAAAAATACTTTTATAAAAACATTACTGCCACTTTTATCAATCTGCATAAAGCACCGCTGAGATAGATTAGTCAAAAACTCACTAGGCAGCATATCCAGTACCTGCAGTATTTCCCTAAAGTTATAAAGCACATAGGTATTATCCGTAATGCCATTATTAAGAACTACCGTAGAACTTCCCTCTCGTAAAAGCTCCGTATCAATAATATTCAGTCTGTCATTGTGATAAAAATTAAGTACTTTACCTTCAATATTCAGTTTTATCGTTTCCGCATCATTCTTTCGGTTAACCGCATTCGGAAAAACAAATAAATTCTTAATCGGCATAACTTGCCCCTTTCCACTTTTCGTATTCAGCCTTAAACCAGCTAAAAAGTTCTTTATTGATATAGCATTCAATATCCCTGCTCTTACTTTTAAGGCAGCCGCCACCGCACATAAAATAAACCGGGCAGTATTTGCATTCCGGAAAATTATCATCCAGAACTCTTTGCTGCTCGGCTTTCCAGTTTTTAGTCAACTTTTCATCTCTTATATAAAGGCAGGTAACACTTTCTCCCTTGGTGTTATATTTTTGCAGATTCTTATTAACGCAGTAAGTTTCTCCATAGTCAAAATTTGCTTGGTACCGTTTTAATAATCCTGTAAACATTCCTTCATAGCGAAAGTTAAGAACACCGTATTTAAATCGCTGTTCCATAAAACTACCGACCATATTCTTGTACTGTTTTAAGATGTAATCTGCATCTCCAAGGCTTAATGCGTATTTATCATTGGCATCGTTAGTAGCATGAGCAAAATGAGGGAAAAAAGATAACTGCCTGCCAATAATTCTTTCCTTAGCGGCAAAAGATGTAATAATTGATCTTAAATCGGTATGCCCATGATGGAGCGTAGTAGAAACAGCTAATTTTGGATAATCAATAAGCTTAGTAAAGGGGTCAAATCCTCGCTCAGAGTTTTTCCCTCCATCAAAGCTGATACATACTAAAAAATCATGCTTTTTAAAAAATGGCAAATACGCCTCTAAGTTAACGCCATTTGTGCATATAGCAAACTTTGCTTTTGGCAGAGCCGCTACAACCTGCTTTATTTCATCCATGTATAAAGTCGGTTCGCCGCCCATAAATTTGACGGTAAGGTTATCCTGCTTTTTTAACTGCTCCAAAAGATTCGCTGAAAGTCCCGTTTCACGCTCATCTTCTTCTCTGTGGCAGTAGGCACAATTTAGATTGCACTTACTGCCCATATAAATAGTTGCCTGCATTTTAACCCTCCAGGATGAGGTTGTATTCATTCCAAACCTCATACCACTTTCTGCCAAGCTTAAGCTTAAATATACCTGTATGCCCCATAGGATAAAGTCTAAAATTACCTCTGCCATTTTCAAGCTGTACTCTGCGGTTGTTTATAACTCCGCAGCTGCTGTCTATCGTAACATCGTCATCATCAATATCGCGGGTAAGTTCTTCTCCTTCAAAATTACCAGAGTATTTTATAATCTCAAACTCCACATAATCCTTATCCTTCACTAAAGCAATCGGTATTGTAAAATCACCGCTTTGCGGCATTCCTTTCCTGTTGGCCATAAGAATTCTTTCACCAATCTTTAAAGCATAACTGTCCCACAAATGCATCCTAGGGTGATCGCCTGTTACCAAATCATCAGAATTAAAACTTATTACCTCATACTCCTCATCGGCTTCTATTTCAGTATTTTCAGGTCTGCCTTCAAAAACACGGATAATAATATCCCGCTCCGCACCACCAATTACTCCGGTATCAAGCTGCAGTACATCTGCTGTTCCGTAGAGCTGCAAAAGCTCTGCAAAATCAAGTTTTACGCTGACTCCCAGCCTGTTAAGGTCTAAAAACTTAAAATCCGACTTACTCATCTTGCGATAATTTTTAACCTTACCAGGACTAGCGACCAGAGTATAACTGTTATAAGGTCGCAGAGTTTCAATCGTATCCTTGCCATAGCCTGCCGGATATTTAGAAGTTACTTCTGCGGTGACACATAGCTCCTTGATGGTTATTTTTAGTTTATGCTCTGAATCAGACCTCTCGTTAAAACATATCTTAAGCATCGTTATCCTCCAATTTAAAACAGTAATTTCCTGCAAATATAGAATCACAGCCTTCCGCTTTAATTTCATAGGTTATGTATTTTCCCACTGTTTTTTCGGACTTATCTTTCACCATCCGCATATTGGGCTGGGCCATATAAAAAGATGTTTTTTCGGCTTCTGCAACTTTCTTATTTCCATAAACGGTTTTTAAAATAGCTCCCTTAGACACAATAAGCTTCGGATTTTTACCGAAGGTATATGCCACGCTCACCGATTTGTTTTGAATCTCTTTCACTGCAAAAGCTCGATGAAGCTGGTTCAGCACTTTATCTCCCGGTTTCAATTCTTTAATATCCACAGGTCCTTTATCTGTTAAAATCAAGCCTTGTATAATCATTTTCATCAACCTCCATCATCTCCGCAGTCACAATTACTGCAGTTACAGTTACAATTGCAATTCGTACATTCCGTCTGGCAATACTGACAACGTACCGACTGGCAGCCCTGACAGGTTTGACACCCCTGGCAACTTTGACAGTAAGTGCTTTGGCAATAGCTGGTTTGGCAGGTCTGACAGCAATTCGCCTGGCAGCAGTTGCCTGAAAAACTTGTTTCCAGATTATTTACCGCCGTTCTTAAAAGCATAATATTTGCACTTATCACCTTGGTATATGTCAAGCCACTTAAATTTATAGCGGATGATTTATTGGCATTAGCCGCCATGGCAGTCAATGCTGCTGCCAATTCTGATATGTGCAGTTTTTTTACCGTAATATTACTGTTTAAGGTTGTATCTGTATAAGCCATTTAAGCACTTCACCCCCCATCATCACCGCAGTCACAATTACATTGCATGGACTGACAACTATAGCTTTGACAGCTTTGGCAGGATAAGCTTTGACAACTCTGGCTTTGGCACACGGCACTCTGGCAGGTGGCGCTCTGACAGGTCTGGCAATAAGTACAGTTGCCGCAATTATCAACATTCGCCGCATAGCTTTGCAGCCTATCAATAGCTGTTCTTAGTTCGGTAATATGCACCGGTCTTATTTTTGAGGTATATGAAACTGTTGTCTCCGTAAAGGTTGTTTTAGAAATAGCTCCATTAACCGCCATTTACTTCACCCGCCATCAGCCTGCCGTACTCTTCAAAAACTGAAAGCACCGGCAAAAAGACCGCTTGTTTTAGTCTGCAATAACCCTCCTGCCTTGCCTTAGTTCCTACTAGTTTACATCCCCCTCGGCAAAAGGCTGCTGCCGGACAAGCATTGCATTCTTTTAGGTTTAATTTAGTGTTATCTGATGCCATAACCTTATTTAGGTAAGTAAAATAGTCATCTTCAATAGTACACACCCTGCTGCTGGTGTTATGGCAGGGATACAAATTTCCTTCCAAATCCAAGTTCATAACATCATACCCATTACCGCAGAAGCAGTAGTTTTTATGCAGTCTGCCATCTTCCTCAGCATAGAATCGTTTCAACATACCAAACATTCTATCCACATAAGCAAGATTGGTATAATCCTTCAGTTCTGTTTTACTGCCGCTTAATCTTTTCTCCAGATAAAATTTGCCAAGCTCCAGCATTTCCTGCTCAACTCTTGCGTAATCTACAGCTAATAGTTCTTGCGGCAAATCCCCTGTGTTAAAAATTTCATCAATATTAATGCCCACATGATACCCATGAATTTTATAGTAATCATCGGATATGCTCTGAAAATCCTCTAATATTTGCAATGGATACGCTTTGCTGCTTAAAACAGCGGATAAGCCAAGCTGCTCTATGCAAAGCAAAAGCTTTCTTTTTTCTTTACCTGCAAATACATCATATCCACGGGTTTCCAGCACATTTCTTCCGTCCCATGAAATAGTTACAGGCATTTTATTGGCATTAAAAAAGGTCACCATGTCCTCGGTGACCGCCTTCCCATTTGTAATAACTGAAAACCAACAGTATTCATTTGTTTTTTCTACTACCGTCTTAATGTTTGCAAAATATAATAACGGTTCTCCGCCGTAAAACTGGATATGCAGTTTCTGTCCTTTTGGCAGTTCATCAGCACATTCTTTCAAGAAGTCATATATGACAGGATTAATTTTCTCTGTCAGCTGCCGATTTACCAAAGGATGCTGCAAACAATAACGGCAGTTCATATTACAACTATTACCCAACATTAAAAACACTGTATGTATTTTTCGCTTTAAAAATCTCCCCATCACTGCCTCCTGACCATTATCTTTACTCGTCTTACATTTTGAAAGCTGTCGCTTGCTACGATTCTTCCTACAACACTATCTTCCTTATCGCCTTCAGTAAAGGCTCTGCCAACTCCGGGTATTTCTGATGGAACAACCTTCATTCCAGCAATAGCAGTACCATAAAACTTAACGTGCACTCTTCCTGCTAAAGCTACAGGGATATAGTTTTGAATTACTTTACCAATATCCACATTGCCATTTTCATCTGTTTCTCCACCAATTATTTGGGCATATTCATCACTATGGACGCCAACCACCATAATCGACTTATCTGTTGCCTTTTCGTAGCATTCTTTGCCACCATCAGCCAAAGCAATAATATCTCCCGTTTCTGTTTCTCCTCCTCTGGGGAAAAATTCAGCATAGTCGTTATAATAGGCGTTTACTACTTTAGCTGCCGTTAAAGTTCCGGCTATAGTCACATTGCCGCTAGTATCTTGAACAACATAATTGCTATCATTGGTGAGCTGACTTGTTTTATTTGGAATAGTAGGTTTATTTAAAAGATCACTATAACTGCCTGTCGAAGCAACCGTGGAAAGTTTAGTAATGCCCCCTGTCATTTCGGTTTTCGTAGCATAGGTACTTACAATATTATTTCCATACCCGTCCTGTACCGCTTTAGTGGCACTTACTGCATTAGCAGTTTTATCTAATTTTTCTGCAATAAGATTTGTTATGGTAGTCGCAAAATTGGGGTCATTTCCTAAGGCAGCAGCTAGTTCCTTGAGGGTATCCAAAGTTCCGGGAGCAGATGCTACGAGTGCAGCAATTGCTGTCTGGACAAAAGAAGTACTCGCAATAATCTGTGAGCTGTTTCCCTGAGCCGCCGTAGGCACTTTAGGTGATCCCGTAAAAGAAGGGGAAGCAAGATCCGCTTTTAAAGGCAACTCCACGGTTTCCAGTTTTTCTAAACTTGAAGCTGCATTTTCAGCACTCTGTCTGGCTGACGTTTCGCTGTTTGCTGAGTTCTTTTCAGATATAGCCGCAGCGTTAGCACTATCACTGCTCGCCTTAGCAGATGAGTCAGCATTTAAAGCACTATTAGAAGAGGCTATCGCTGACTTTGATGCGTTATTAGCATATTCTTTAGATAAGGATGACCAGCTTTTAGCTGATTTTACATCTGTTATGCCGTCCGGATCTGCATCGCTTTCTGCCCACTGCCTGGCCACATCTGCCCAGTTCTTAGCAGAACGTGTTTCGCTTCCTGTCGGTGGCTCGTTGCTTTCTGCCCAGGCTTCAGCAAGATTTTTACTTTCTTTAGCACTTTCAGCATACTCAAAAGCTTTATCTGCGTATTCTTTGGCAACCTCTGCACCATATTCGCCTACCTCAAGTGCCTTACCTTCTGCATTATTAAACGCACTGACCTCTATTTCAATCGACATTATGAGCCACCCCCTTAATCATAAAATACGCTGACCAGATAAGCGTTGTAATCTTTTGAGTGTTTCTGTTAATAATGGCAATATCATAGACATAGGTATCCGGAGCCAGACTATTTAACTCTCCTAAGGTAATTGGCAGGTCAATATAGGTTTTCCCTGCATTATAGACATCCTTCTGAAATACCACATCCGTTGAATTTGAAGTTGCTTTAATGGAAAAGCGGAATTTATCATCAGATGTGAGCATGTAGTCTTTAAACTTAAACCTTATGGTATAAGTATCATACTGGGATACCTCAACATTAAAATTACTATCTATTGAAATCAAAACACATCACCGCCTTCACATATCATCGCCGCAGTCACAATTGCAGTTGTAATAATTTGTACCCTTTATAAATTCCAATGTCTGACTGCGATTAATTAAATGCTGGATTACTTCTCTTAATGTGTACGTCCCAGCAGGAAGTCCCCGGTGCTGCTTTACTCTTACATAGCCGGAACTTAAATTACCTCCTCCGGAACTTTCTGAAGCGTCATAACTGACTGCAGTTCCTGAAAGCTTTACATCCCGTTCCGATTGGGTACTTGTCGTTACTGACAATTCCAACATATCCTGCAGCCGTTCATCCACCACTGTTCCTGTACCGTTATAGCTCACATAAATGATTTTCCCTGCATCCGCTGCATTAAAAAGAAGTGTTCCTGTATTCCAGTCTGCAGCTCCATGAGCTGTTGTATTGTAGTCCGGCCAGTATTGACTTTGAGAGGGAGTTGCAGCAACCTCTGTAAGTATTACCCCTCCGCTGAAAGCTACAGCAAGAGTGCTGGGGTCTGTTTTCTGTGGTACTTCGTTAAGCCTTACCGTATAAGGACTTTGATTAGGCACTTGATGCTGCTCTCCATTTATTCTTTTTACATTCAGCACATTTAAAAATGGGTCTAATCTGTAATCTTTTATAGCCACTGTTTACCTCCTTAAAGTGCAGTCAGTTGTTTAATGGCTGATGCCTGCGACTGTTCTATATTCTTTGCACTCCGTTCAATGTCTGACAAATATTTTTCTAAAGCAAAAATCGGCTCTCCAAGCTCTACATCTGCAGCAATACCACCTGATGCAGATATGGTATATTTGACTTTGGTTATAGGATACTCATGGGTAGCACCTGAAAGCGTCCTTATTTGAGCCTTGCCTGTAGTAGTCATATGCCTTACATTAAAAGTTCCATCAACCAACGGATATTCTAAACGTACTCCTGTCAGCTTGGCTGATTTAATCGGGTCTTTATACTGCCTAATCTGATTTTCTCCCCATCTAACCGCATCTGCTACTTCATAAGCGGAAGGAAGCGTCCAAATTTCATCTCTCCTGCCATACTCGGCAATACTTGCATCATCTTTAACCACGCACAGCCACTGCTCACCCTCGTCATCAATATTACCGCCTTTGATTCGTGCCCAATTAACAATTTTCTCCACATTCCAGGAGGGTACATATTTATTAAGATGTTTACCGACTGTAAGCCTTGCTTCTTCATTAATACCTGTTTCTCTTGGCATAAAATACAAGCTTCGGTATTCATCTATCCCGTAAACATAATTCACAGCAAAATCTGCCAGGTCAGACAACGCCTCTTTAACCGTAACTCCGTCAAAAACCAGCTTTGTTATGGTATACCCGGCATCTGCTATCTTGCTAGCGTTATAAATAGTTCCATGTGTTTTTTCAGCTTTTATGGCAATATCTCTTACAATTGCCCCTGGGTCCATATTTTCATAGGTTTCAAAAAGCACCAGTTTTTCCAATCGATTATAGTAGCCATGGGCCGTAAATTTATATTCCGTTTCCGTTGAACCTTCCACTGGTCTTGTGATGATATAACCGGAATACCAGGGCAGTTCATCTCCAAATAAATGAATGTCTATTCTTTGCATATAATTAAGCTCACTGTTAGAAGGCAATACCTTAAAGAGAAGTTCACAGGACCCGCAGCCGGTAGAACCTATTTCAAATGTTACCTTGCTTAAGGAGTTTTTCTCACTGCCGCTGCCAAAAAAGGCTGTCCTTGTACCGTCAGCAGCATATGCAATAACCGTATACTGACCGGAATAATACTTCTTAGTTTCGCCTCTGCCGGCTTCCGCTACATTTCCTTTGGTACTGCCAGCAAAGATAAACCGACCGAAGATACTTTTGCCAAAAGTAAAATTCATATAAACCACCTATTGGTATAAGTAATTTCAATACGGCCTGCTCCTCCTGTATAGAAAAAGCTGTTTTTCCCTGGTATAGCCTCTAAAAATTGTCCGTTAAAGGTATTTATGCTGTTGGCCGTATTTCTCCATACCGTTCCATCCTTACTGTTTATAACTGTAAAAGCAGGAGCAATGAGCAGTGCGTCCGAAAGCTTAAACTGTTCTTTCGTTTCTTTATGCCATATCGTAACATCCGCCATTTTATTTTTAGGTATAAATTTAAAGGTAAGAGGTGTTGCAACACTTCCTAAATTATGGAGTACCATTTCCGCTTGATAAGCTTCGGACGGGAAGTCATAAGTTACAAGGCTTTCCTGTCCCTCATACCTAAAGGGATCTGCTAATAAAAGACTTACCGTGATATGACTCCATCTTTGCTTAAAGCCCTTCTCATATTCATGGGTTATTTTACTGATGCCTGCAACATTAAAACAGCGGTCAGACCTGCCGCAGTAAAGCTTATAATCCTTTTGAGCAAAATAGCGATAGGCCCTGTTTAATTGTTCATCATGAGAAAATTCATCCGCGGCAAGCATAGAAAATTTCACTTTAATAGCATGGCCTTTAATCATGCCGTCCCCTATAGCATCACCGCCATGTGAAAAGGTTCTGTCTTCTATTTTGCTGTTAAAATCATAACTTCCGGCATCAGATAGTGACCAGGCTGACGGAAGCACATATTCATGACCATCTTTTAAGATTTTAAGCTTATCTCCGTTATCTTCACGTTCCGGAAAATTCATCTCATACACCCCTTAATCCAGCAGCGACCATATTGGTCAGGCCTTCAAACAAATCATCCACATCAGCTGCATCATTAATATCGCCATAAATATTTTGCGTAACTGTACTGTTTCTGCTGCTTCCTGCTTCTACAATACCTTCAGCGATATTGTTAAATACAGCCCTGTTTAGAGGCAATGCTACCTCACTATCTGCTCCTTCACCAATAATGCCTAAAGTTGGTCCCGTAAAATATCCACCCTTAGCATAAGCGCCTACCTCAATATTACTGCCGGAGGTCTTTGCTCCGCCGCTTATTCCTGAAATGGCTGCTATAGATGCTCCCATTGCGGCTGCTGTTGTAAGTGATGTAGTAACCATACCCAAAGCTCTGGCCGCTGAACCGGGATGCACTGTTTCATAAGCTACTGCGGCAGGTGCCCATACAGCAAGTTCTGCTGCTGCCTGCGCTGTGCTGGCAGCCTGTTCTTTTTTCTGCAAATTCTGCCCCATAACATGGGATACAATCATCCCCGCAGCCTGCTTGGCAAAATACTGGGCAATAACCTTAATCATGCTCTTGCCCAAATCAGCAAAGGCTTCTTTGGCACTTTTTGCATTCGTTAAAATACTAGTAAAAGCATCTTCCAAACCGCTCAAAGCCGTGCTGTAAAGTCCCGCTGCAACTTGTGCCATCGTCATATGAGCCGCTAAAAAAGCCTCTTTATAGGTATCTAGCATTGTTTTCTGTGCTTCCATATCATTTAAACGAATAGCGGCTTCTTCAGTTAAAACCTCCTGCAGCCTGGCAAGATCATTCGTCTTATATGCCTCATCAATATTAGCCTGAATATCTTTGCACTGAGCATGATACTCTGCCCTCGTATCCTCATAAACTTTATCTTCAGCAAGCTTATCCTTAAGCATTTGTTTATGAAAGTCCAGCTCCCCTGTTTCAGTTTCCGTAAAAGCTATGTTTCGTTCTTTTAGAACTGCGATAAAGACGTCCTTTTCAGTCTGGTTAAGGCCAATAAAGGTGTTGGATAATTTAGTCCAGCGTTCTTCAATACCGCTTACCGTCTTTTCATGTTCTAACTGCATCTGCATAAGTTCTGCAGCCGCTGCATCTGAATTAAATACAGTGCCTGCTTTTAAGGATTCAAAAGATGCATCGTGAATACTGTTTTGTATTTCCTGTGCTTTTTTAGCTTCTTCACAGAGAGAATTAATGTGCTTTTGAGCATATAACTCACTAAGACGCTGTTTATCTCTTTCGTAGTTTTCATTGGCAGACTTAGACTTTTCAAGTTCAGCTGTTTCTTCCTTATACCAACGGTCTACAAGCTGAGATTTGGTATTAAAAGTACGTGCCCATTCGTCTTCAATCGTTTTAGATGTACTGGCAGCTTTATCTGAAAGATTATCTTCTCTTGAATCTGTGCCTCTTCCTCCGCCGGAATCAACGGAACCGACTGACGGAATTTCGCCGCTACCACTGCCTTTAAAATTGCTGAAATCCGGCATTTTCCATTCTTTTTTTGGTGTGCTTACTGCACTTTTACTTCCATCTTCTTCATTTTCTCTGCCAACACTATTTAGAGCTGCATTGGTTTCAAATATTTTAGAAATAAGACCGGATAGCCAGCTGACTGCATTCGAAACAAAATTAGAAATAGTGGATAGACCACTTGATGCCCAGGCGGGTAAAACACTATCCGCCATATTTCCTAAAACAGATGCTATGGCATTTAAGGCTGAGCCGATGGCATTCACCATCCATTCAAAAACACTGCAAATGCCTTCAATTACGCTGCTTACCGCAGTAAAGAGAAGTGCTGCCCCATTAATCAAACAGCCAAAATATAAAAGAACTCCTTCAATAACAACTGCTACTATTGCACCAAAAGCTACAAATAGCGGTTTTAGAGCATTTAAAACACTGCTTAGCAAACTTCCTACAGCAGAAAAAGCTGACTGCAAAGCACTTCCTGCTTTAGTTAAAAGCTCCGTCTTTACACCCATAAGTCCAAATACATCGGCTGCACTCATGCCGCTTGACCACAAGGCATATAAACCTGAAGCAATTACGGTAATTGCTGCTATAAAAGGAGCCGCAGCTGTTACTGCAGCACCGATTCCTGCTACAAAAGGTGCTGCCATCGCAAGTGCCGCAGCTCCGGCGGCATACATGGCAGGAATCGCTACTGCGGTTAAAGCTGTACCAAAGGCCACAATTGCCACTTGTACTTCCGGTGGTATACAGTTCATAATAGCTTCTCTGATGCCTCCATTTTGCAGGTTTTCTGCAAAGCGGCTCAGCCACTCACCAATAGAGCTGAACAGTTCATGCAAATTAAGTGCTTCGGCTATAGCAAGACCAGCCTGCGAAGCGACCTGCCCTAAGCCATCCATAAGGTTAGACCAAGTGCCTAGTATAGTACCGCTTTGCTGCTCCATCATGCCGCCATAACGGCCTTCCATGCCTCCGACAAGTGCATCCAGTGCCATTTGGCTGTCCACCATACTCTTAGTAACCATATCCTGTGCAGTTGCCACATCTGTACCAAGCTTATCCGCCAAAAGCTGCCAGGCAGGAATACCAAGTTCTGTAATCTGCATCATTTCCTGGCTGGCAAGTTTTCCCTTAGCAGCAATCTGACCTAAAGCAATCGTCAGGCGATTAACACCGTCCTGCCCTGCACCAACTCCTGCGGCTGCATCACCTACGGCAGTCAGAGTTGGAATAATCTGTTCTGCCGTAAAGCCAAAAGCCAGAAACTTCTGACTTGCTTTTGTAACATCGTTAAATTCAAAAGGTGTATGTGCCGCAAAGCTCTGCAGTTCTTTTACAAAGGCACCTGCACGTTCAGCACTGCCCAGCATATTAGTCATGGCAACCTGAACGTTTTGGAGTTCACCACCTGCTTTAACAGCATATACACCTAAAGCACTCAAAGCTGCACCAAGGCCTTCTAAAACAGTAACCGCCTTACCGGATAAATTCATGCCTTCAGAGCCAAAAGCGGATTTAAGCTGTCTTTTTGTTGCTGCTATCTCTTTTCTTAAATCAGAAGAATCTGCCCCTATTTTTACTAATAACTCTGCTACCGTTGACACTCGTCCGCCTCCTTCCTTTTAGCATAAAACTCCCTAAAGAAGTTATCCCGTTCTAATTCTTTCTCACCTGTTGTTTTCTTAGGCAAAAATGGTTTCATAAGCTTTTCCGGGGTTATTCCCTTAGTCTGCGTGGCCATAAGATTTGCCGTAAAGTATGAAGCTGTCCAAAGATTGGTCATTCTTCTTTTTTCATACCCTTCAGCTAGTTTCACTAGTTCCATCGGTGTAAGTTCATAAAATTCCTTTGGCTTTAAGGCGAGAGGTCCATAAGCCACACTCTCTGCCCACTTCAGCCACGCAAAAAAAGAAGGGACTATCTGCCCTTCCTTGCGTTTTTTCTTTCTGCTGTTAATTCCTCACTTGCCGAATCCGTCATTTCTTCCGGAAACAGTTTGTAATATACGGCCTTACCTAAAATGCCGGACCCTGCAATACATTTAACCACGGGAATCTGAATATCTGTTTCAAGTTCTATGCCCTCCTCCACTAATTCCTGCATTTTCTCGGCATACCACTGCGGTGTACGCATTTTATGATGACGAAGTGCCACACTTAAAATGATAGTGAGCATTCCTAAATCAAGACTTTGGTTTTTGATGATGTCCCCGGCAGGCTTTCCCGTCATGCGTTCAATATCTATCAGCCTGCCGATATTTAAAAACATATACTCATTTTCGCCAAACAACGGAAACTCAACCTTCTTCATTTACCGTACCTCCAGTTTTTAGATCAGATAATGGACCAGCCCCGGAAAGCGTTCCTTTTAAGGTAGCTACATCATCGTGGGGCGTAGAAAGACTGCACTCTGTTAAAGAGGCCCACCCCATCAGATAGCTTTGATCTGGATATTCAAACTTAATATTTACCTGCTTATTATTTAAAAAAGCAGCTTCAAGAAATTTTGCTCCGGTATCTCCGGCAAGATAAACACTTTCTAAGTCAATAGACCAGCTTCTAAGTCCAGGAAGCGTTGCTTTCCAGCCACCGCTTGTTTTATCCGAAGCATCTATTTCATCTGCCTTGCGGGATAAATCACCGCTTCTCTGACCACCTACTAAGGTCCAGGTAGGTGCTGCTTCTGTAGTTCCTGTATTTACATACAAAAGATAATCTTTACCTGCCGTTGCCTTACTGGTACTGACAGGCTCAGCAAATACTGTATATGCCATTAATCTTCACTCCTTCTCATGTTCTGTACTAATACTACTAAACTGATCACTCCATTGTAGCCTGTTTCTTCCTCCGGATAAGCCTCAAAGAAATCCACCTGCTGCCGAATGGCTGTAAATTCATCTTCACTTAAATCTATCTGCTTGGTCTGCAAAAGGCTAATTACCCGGTTAGCAATACTGTTTATTTCAAACTTGCCTTTATAGGTAGACCAGATATTAAGCTGCACCGTTACTTCCACTATATCCTCGTACTTTGTGCCTGCCTCTTTACAATTAAATGCACCAAGCGTCATAAAAGGCGGTTTTGCCGTTTCCGGCACATAATCATAAACAGGCACTTTTTCATGTGCTCTTAGATACGCAATAAGAGCTTTCTGCAGTGCATTTAATGGTATACGTTTCACTTATTAAGCACCTTCTTCATACTGGACACTATCTTAGGTTCTTCTGCTTCAAAGCTTGGCTCGATAAAAGGCCTGCCTTTTCTGGCTGGTATTTTGGCACTTTTTCTAAGCACCAACGCACTGCCCCCAGGGATTGTTAAAGCTTTTTTATTCTTTGCCCTTAGCGTATAACTTTTAGATCCAAACTCCACAATATGAGCATAGGGTGTTTTTGCTCTGACCATGCCCTCCGGCTTTCTTCTGTCAAAGCCGGTTTTAATAGATTTTTTTAGTTTACCACTGCGCTGAGCGACTCTTTGCTTTGCACCTCTCGCCACTGCTTTTGTGCCGTTTTGCAATGCATTTTCTACAGCAAGGCGAGTTTTCCCATCCCAAGCAGAAATACTCCCCAAAGCCTTTGTTAAATCATTACTTGTTACTTTCGCATAAAACTTCATTACACACCTTTTTCATATTCAACAATTTCTATATAGGTGCTGTCTTTATAGAACCTAGTCACAGATACAATCTCATATTCCTTGCCCTGCCACAAAAGATGCCAGCCTTTTTGAATTTCACTATATGTGCGTGTTATTAAAGTAACGCTGTTTATGGCACTAGGAGAATCAAATGCCTTCTTTTCTGCATATCGATTATTTTTCACCTCTGCCCACAACGCTATTTCTTTCTCATATTCAGTACTATAACCACCGTAACCATCACTGGTAAGCAGCGGCTTTAAAACCTCAATACGTTGGTTCAATTTAGCAATCCGCACTAAAATCCATCCCTTCTGTCACCAAAAAGCAGCGAACGCAAAGTCAGCATCAGCTGCTTATAGTCCGCTTCTTCCCGATGTTCATAAAAGTAGGCGGCAGTATACAGGATTGCCATTTTGCAGTTTTTGGACTTTATAAGAGTTTCTTCATCTCCCCTTACTATATCCATACACAGCTTTTCAGCTGATTCCAGAAGCTGAGTAATGAGTGCGTCCTCATCACCGGAATCAACTCTCAGGTACATTTTCATTTCATCAAGATTCACAACCATTGTATACACCACCTGCTTTTACTTATTTAAGCATTTAGCTGCATAATCTGCACGGCTTCGCCAAGTACCAGCTTACCGTCCACACGCTCCTTTGCTACATAGGCAATCATGCCATTGCCGGCAAACAGCTCTCTTAACTCCGCAATAGAACGAGTTCCACGATCACCGATGTTATAGTAGCTCATATCCCCAAAAGCAATAGCGGCAGCAGGTGCATAGGCAGAAGTAAATATGCTGTATCCCAAAAGCTTATCCGGCTCGCCTGCCTGATAAGAAGGCTGCCACATATAATTACCGTTGTTATCTTTCAGCTTACGCAAGGAAAGCAAAGTACGGTCATTCATAATAAACTTGGCATTCTTACGATAGGGACGTTTTAAAGCATAAATCAAATCCAGTACATCATCGGACTTAATTGCCGCTGTCAAAGTTTGAGCAACCGTACCACCGCCGCTTTCTGCAAAAAGTCCTAATGGCTTGCCGGTTCCGTCACCATTTAAAAAGGCATCTTCTTCCGCATTGGCCATCGCTCTGCCAAACTGGTCAATGATATATCCTTCAAGGTTAAAGGCATTGTCGTAGAGCAATTCTTCCGTGATTTTAATGGCCACATGAAGTTTGTGTGCATCGAGCAAAGTCTGTGCAAATTTAGCATCTCCAAAGGTTAATGCCCCACCCTCTTCAATCCATGCTGCCGCAGGTTTCGCAGCCGCAATGTTAATCTTGTGCTGACCACTGGTAGTGATTTTAGTCCCCAGCTTACGCATAATATTTTCTTCTTCCAAGGTGTCAATGATACGTTTATCGTATTCCTCCGGCACTAAATAACCGCCGTCTGCATCCACCCCTTCCTGCAAAAGGTTGGTTACCTGCTTAAAATTACTGCGCATTGCTTTGATTAAATCCTTGGCATAACCATTTCTTGCACGGACAGGTTTGAGTTTTTCTTCCTGACCACCAAATCCCGGTTTACCTGTAATAGGTACATTCACTGCTTTAGCAAGCTCTTTATCCAAAAGCTCCTGCTTTTCTAGGCGCTTAATTTCTTTACCCAAACCATCAATATCCGCCATCATATTGTTATAGGTATTTTCATCCTCAGCAGTAATCGTCCCTTTATCAGTGCGGTGACTTTCCAAAAAGGACTTGGTGGTTTCCCATGCTTTAGCTCGTTTTTCTCTTAATTCGTTAATATTCATACTGTTAATTCCTCCCTTAAATGTGGTTTTTTAATAAGTTTAATTCTTTCAGGCATTCCTCTGCCAACCGCTCCTTAATTTGCGGTTTTAGTGCTTTAATAGTGCATTTAGCCGCAAGCTTGTCCCGTAGTGAATTTGTTACTGCCACGGCAGAACACATCATAGAAACAGCCGGCTGCTCCATATCCACTTCGTCTGTTCGCTTTAAAATTCCGTCTGCAAAGCCAAGTTCAATCGCCTTATTAGCATTCATCCAGCTTTCCGCATCCATCAGATGCGCAAGCTTAACTCTCGGCAGACCGGTTTTAATTTCATAGGCATTGATAATAGATTCTTTAACCTCTGAAAGCATAGCAATGGCCTTTTGAAACTCAGCCTTATCGCCAAAAGCAATGGTAGCCGGATTATGAATCATAAGCATGGATACCGGACTTACTAACACCTTAGAACCTGCCATGGCAATAACAGATGCCGCACTGGCTGCTAAGCCGTCAATTTTAACGGTAACCTGCCCTTTATACTCCATCAGCATATTGTAGATTTGGGCTGCCGCAATACAATCACCGCCCGGACTATTAATCCAGATGGTAATATCACCGCTGTCAGCTAACAGTTCTTCCTTAAAAATCTTCGGAGTGACATCATCATCAAACCAGCTTTCTTCAGCTATTGTTCCGTTCAAAAACAGAATTCTTTCCTGTTTTTCACTAGTTTCGTCTTGGTTCTGCACTATTTTGTTTTTCCAGTTCCAAAATTTCTTCATGTGTACCTTCCTCCTTCCCCTTAGTATCCACTTTAGCCGCAAAAATTCCTGCATCTGCAAGTTTGGTCATATTCCCGTTAATTAAATACAAATCACCGCCTTCAGCAGCAGAAATACGGTCTAAATTCTCTAATTGACGGATGTCATTGGCACTCATCCAGCCATTCTGTCTGGCAGTGGCATAGCCATTCATGCGGCTTTCGTAATCGCCCCTTAAAAGACCATCCACATTAAATTTAATGAAATACTGCTCCTTCTCCGATTTAGATAAAAGAGACCGCACCATTGCCTGCTCCCATCTGACAAGCCAAGGCTCTAATGTATATTTAACAAATTCCAAACTCTGCTGCTCTATATTAGAAAAGCTCGATTTTTCAAGATCACCAACCATATGCGGCGGTACCCTAAAAATTCGAGCTATCTCATTGATTTGAAATTTTCTTGTTTCTAAAAACTGTGCCTGTTCCGGCGATATGCCGATAGGTGTATACTTCATGCCCTCTTCTAAAACTGCTATACGGTGAGCATTGCCGCTTCCTTGATAGACTGCATTCCAGCTTTCTCTTACTCTGGCAGGGTCTTTAACAATACCCGGATGCTCTAAAATTCCTCCCGGTGTCGCACCGTTAGCAAAGAACTTAGCACCATATTCCTCGCAGGCAATTGCCATGCCCACTGCGTTCTTGGCCATGGCAATAGGCGAATAGCCAACCAGTCCATCAAAACCAAGTCCCGGAATGTGCAGCACTTCGCTAGGTGAAAGCATAACTTCATTCGTGTTAGCTCTATGGGCATCTTCTAAACTGCGTAAATACTTATAGTAAAGGTTTCCGTTATCATCTCTATGAACGCTCATCCGGTTTGGCAGTAAAGGATAGATGGCAATGACCTCACCCTTGCCGTTCCTGATAATCTGCGCATAAGCATTGCCCCAAAGAAGCAGGTGCGTCATAAGAGTTTCCCTAAATACAAAAGATGTCATTTCCGGATTTGGCTCGTCATGCAAAAGGAAATACAGCTTATTATTAAGTGCCTTGTCTTTTCCTCCACTGTCCGTATACTTGTATAAATGAAGCGGCAAACCTGCTACGGCTTCCGCAAGTACTCTGACGCAGGAATAAACTGCTGTCATCTGCATGGAAGAACGCTCCGTTACCGTTTTTCCGGCTGTACTTCCTCCAAATAAAAAATTATAGGCACTCCCTACAGTTACATTTTTAGGCTTATCCCTAGATTTAAATAATTTTACAAAGCTTTTAAAAATTTCAATCACCTCTTGATTGCTGACATAAAAAAAGCACTCGTGCAATTTTCCACAAGTGCTTTTGAATTTCTAAATTTCTTTTCTAAAGCTCAGTTGCTATTATATCCCCATTTTTTTGATAAGAGTGTTTCTTTCCACCAATTTTCACGTTCAAAAACATAATTATCATCCATACGAGCATTATAATTTTCGAGTATGGAATACTGAAAATACTTCTGGACATAATCTATACCTTCTGCTTGCACTAACTCAACTAACTCTTTGTTTCCTCCATGCCCATTAGCTACATAGTCAGACCACCTTTGTAATAACATACCCCACTGTGCAGTGGCTGAACCAACATATAATTTACCAGTTTTCTTATCAGTAATAAGATATACGGCTTTTTGATTTGCAAGAGCTGGAATCCACCCAGGTAGTTTTCGATTAATTATATTCTTTAATTGCCTGTATGATAGCCTTACATTTTCATATCCGGGAAAATCTTCTCCTGTAAATTTATCATTTAAAATTTCTATAACTTCCAGTTCATCAGCAATACTCGTAAACTTTTTTCCCATCCCTAAAGCTGAGTTATGGTATTTAACCTTAACTCTCCCAAAATATTTACTATATTTATTTTCAACATCAGCTAGATAGCCAATGCCATCCGTAACATCCAATAATTTAGTAATTGTTTTTATGCTCGTCAAAAGCCAAACATCTCCATATAAACGCACCAAGCAAATAGCTAATGTTCCTACATGAGGAAAATATCTTCTTTCTTTATGCCATAAAAACCAGTCAACATTTATCTTATCAGGGTTGTCTTTATAAAGTTCCAATGGGTCATTATCTTCTGTTGGGATATTAAACTTTATTCTCGTTTTATCCTGGGTTTTCTCATCCAAATGCAACAAATCATTAAGCAATATTTTCTGCATATATTTGCCACCCCAATCATCACAATTTGACTATATTATACCACGCAACCTATACGAACAAAATCCCTCTCTCGTCATAAACGGATGCCCCGTTATCATTTCCACAGCGAATTGCCCTGTCTAATGCCATTATTGTGGCTATTGCACCGTCAATCTTCTCTGTGGATTTTTCTTTATCTGCCTTGATGTTTCCGGCAGGATCTGTACGAATAAAAATATTATCCATCATCCACCTTAGAACCGGATGCCCGCTATGTGCTAATCTCTGCTCCAGTGTCAGCTTCATAAGTTCTTTGGTCGGAGGACTCATATCTTTGAATCCCTGTCCAAATGGAACTACCGTATATCCCATGCCTTCCAAATTCTGCACCATCTGCACTGCGCCCCATCTGTCAAATGCTATCTCACGAATATTGAACCGTTCACCTAACTTTTCTATAAACTGTTCAATATAGCCGTAATGCACCACATTTCCTTCCGTGGTTTGCAAATATCCCTGCCGTTCCCATATATCATAAGGGACGTGGTCACGTTTTACTCTTAAATCCAAGGTTTCTTCCGGCAGCCAGAAATATGGAAGAATGCTGTATTTATCCTCCTCATCTTCAGGCGGAAACACCAGTACAAAAGCTGTAATATCCGTAGTGCTGGATAGGTCAAGGCCACCATAGCAAACACGTCCCTCCAAATCCTCTTCATTTACAACAAATGAACATTTATCCCACTTATCCATGGGCATCCAGCGTATTGCCTGCTTAACCCACTGATTAAGACGAAGCTGACGAAAAGCATTTTCTTCTCCGGGATTTTGCCTAGCAGATTCACAAGCTGCTTTAACCTTATCAATACCAACCGTAATGTCTAAAGATGGATTTGCCTTCTTCCACACCTTGGGGTCAGTCCAGTCATCGGTTTCCTTAGCACCATATATTACCGGATAAAAAGTGCTGTCATGCTTGCGTCCCTCCAAAATATCCATCGCTTTCTGATGCGTTTCATAACAGATAGAATGTGTATCTGTTCCGGCCGTTGTAATAAGAAAATATAATGGCTGCATACGTGCATCACCGGAGCCTTTGGTCATAACATCAAAAAGCTTACGATTTGGTTGGGTATGGAGTTCATCAAAAACAACACCATGAATATTAAAACCGTGCTTGGAATAGGCTTCTGCTGACAACACCTGATAAAAACTGTTTGTCGGTTGATACATTATTCTTTTTTGTGATGCAAGTATCTTTACTCTTTTATTTAACGCAGGACACATACGCACCATATCGGCAGCCACTTCAAAAACAATGGATGCTTGTTGGCGGTCAGCTGCACAACCATATACTTCAGCACGCTCCTCGCCATCACCGCAAGTAAGAAGCAATGCCACCGCAGCTGCAAGTTCACTCTTACCCTGTTTCTTGGGAATTTCTATATAAGCGGTATTAAACTGTCGATATCCGTTAGCCTTAAGCGTACCAAAAATATCACGGATAATCTGCTCCTGCCAGTCTATCAGTTCAAAAGGCTTGCCTGCCCAAGTACCCTTAGTATGACTAAGACACTCAATAAAATTCACAGCATAATCAGCTGCGTCTTTATCATACACCGAGCCTTTAGTTTTAAATTTAGTAGCTTTATACCTCTTCAACTTTCGCAATATACCACCTCCAATTCGGGCATAAAAATTGACCTGCCATAAGCACGCCTCGCTAACAAGATACAGAGCCATGCGGCTCCGTTCTTGGATTTTTCAGTTGTTTTTTCGCTTAGAAAAGTTCTTCAATTTTTTCGAGTTCAGTTTTTAACCTAACTACATCCTGCGCAATGCAAGTTCTGCGAAAACTATTTTTGCAATGTTTGCCCTCGTGGGTAAGTTTCTCGATTTCAGCTCTGCGTTTTGTAATTACCTCAATTCCATTGCCTTCTTCTGCATCCTTGTAATCTCTTTCAAATCTTGTCATTTTCGTATCCTCCGTCCATATGGTTTTCCCTTTCGGTATGTACATATTCGCTCTAAGTGTGTGTAATAGCAAGTCAATAGCGGTAAGTATACAATATCTCTCTACTCTTCTCCAGTTAAGATAAATCTAACGTATTCTTTGCGGTGTTCCTCTATAAAGACTACTAAGTCGTAGTAACCAATTTCGTTTGCAATGTACTGAACCATATTGATGTCAAACATATTAGTTCGTCCCGTATCCCTAATGGCAATAATTTGGCGTTTAATTACCGGTTTCATCATTTTGACACCTTCTTTACCAAATCTTCACCATAAATCACATTAAGACTGCTTCCGTTATCCCAATTTACTAAAATACTGCCAGTATCATCCACGCCGGTTACCGTCCCTTCTGTGCCAAGTGGCGGAGCCTGGGCATCGTCCATCTTTAAAAGCTCCACCCTTGTTCCATTGGGATACTGTTTACGCATAAGCTCCACAATTTTCTTACTCGGAAATCTCATTCTCATCTGCCTCCTTTTTCAGCCCGCTTTTAAATGCACTGCTGCCAGTCAGATTCTTCAGCAGAATTTTTCGGTCTGCCTTGTACTCGGCACCCACAAACCCCAACCGGAGGAGCAGGCATCGGAATGCGTACTTTTCATTCTCCACCGCTTTTTCCATGTTGGAGATACGTTTCCGCTCTCGGCTCATTTTGCACAGGGCGGCAATAAAATCCGTGTAGGCTTTGGCAGTATCGGTATCCAAGCCATCTGTAAACCATGGAAAGGAAATCTGCTCCTGCGTGATTTTAATTGGCAACTCACTGATTCCCAGTGCCTTTTTTATTAGCCGTCCCTTAGCTTCTAAGAGGTTGGTGAGGTTGCCAACCAGTACCTTGTCCAACGGCATGGCCACTGTAAGTCCCACAATTTCATTCTGTGGCTCTGTTTCCGGTAATTGGTAGACAGGTTGGCAGTCCGTCAAAGGCTCCTCACAACCCATTTTTGGCTTAGTTTTATCATTTTCATAACTTTCACAATGAAAACCTCTCTGATCAAGTTTCTCTAGCACACATTCTATTTCCTCACTGTTCGCCATATCATCAAAGGTAAGATTTCCCTCACGGGTCACGGTAAAATAATCCACCCTATATGCGTAGGTGGGGGTTCTCATGTAAACTGCCTTTGCGCCTGTGATTTCTTCCAAAGCCTTTACAAATGGTTTTCTGTCGGTAAGATTGTAAATAACTTTCATAATGTAGTTCCTCCTTTTGTTTTGGTACTACATATATCACTTTAAAGGCACATAATAGCAAGCAAATAATGTGAAAGATATTGTACACTTAGTCGTTTTCATCCAACTCTTTATATGGCAAGGTCCTGCCGTCACGGAATACGGATACAGTATCTGCAGAGCCGACCTGCTCAATGTAGCGTTTTACGATAACATCGCAGTATTTCTCGTCCATTTCAATCGTGTGGCAGATTCTGCCCAGCTGTTCGCAGGCAATCAGGGTACTGCCGCTGCCACCAAAGGGATCAAGAATAATACAGTTGCTCATGCTGGAATTCTTAATCGGATAGGCAATCAGCGGAATCGGCTTCATGGTCGGATGGTCACCGTTTTTCTTCGGCTTATCAAACTCCCATATGGTAGTCTGCTTTCTGTCGGAGTACCATTGATGCTTGCCTTTCTTTTTCCAACCGTAAAGGCATGGCTCATGCTGCCACTGATATGGACTCCTACCAAGCACTAGGCTCTGTTTTTTCCAGATACAAGTTCCCGACAAGTAAAAGCCTGCTTCCGAGAATGACTTTCTAAAATTTAAGCCTTCGGTATCTGCATGGAACACGTAAATGCTGCCATCTTCTGCCATTACCCTTTCCATGTTTGTAAAAGCATCTAACAGGAACTGGTAAAACTTATCATTCTCCATATTGTCGTTTTTAATCTTTCCTGCACCGCCTTCATAGTTAACGTTGTAAGGCGGATCCGTTACAACAAGATTAGCTTTCTTCCCATCCATAAGAGTTACATAGGTTTCCTCCTTGGTGCTGTCCCCACAGACTAGGCGATGCTTTCCAAGCAACCATACATCACCGTCTTTAGAAACCGGCGGCTTTTTAAGCTCCCCGTCCACATCAAAATCGTCCTCCTGCGTATCACCATCATCTCCTGCAAACAGTTCAGCTATGTCTTTTTCGTCAAATCCTGTTAAGGCAACATCAAAATCTGCACCTTGCAGGCTCTCTATCTCCACTCTGAGCAGTTCTTCATCCCATCCTGCATCCATGGCCATACGGTTGTCCGCCAAAATATAGGCTTTCTTTTGAGACGGAGTAAGATAGTCCACAAATACGCAGGGTACTTCTTTTATGCCTTCCTCCTTGGCTGCTAAAATTCGTCCATGACCAGCTATCACGTTATGTTCCCGGTCGATAATGACAGGATTAATAAAGCCAAATTCCCTTAACGATGAACGTAGTTTCAGAATCTGTTGTGGATTATGCGTTCTAGCGTTGTTAACATAAGGTACTAATTTTTCTATAGTTACTAACTGCATTTCCGTTGTTGTTTTTTCCATTAAGCACTGTTCCTTCCAAAATCTTGCTAAGGACCTTTTCAGCACCCTTGATATTGTCAGCGAGAGCCTGTCCCTTTAAAGTTCTGACCTGCTTTTTAGTAAGCTTTGGTCTATAAAATTTCAGTTTATGTAAAAAAGCCGTAAGCTCCATCATCATTTTCTCCTTGCCCGCAAAAGCAGCTCCATGGTATCTGTCGTGCTATCCTCAAAAACCTCTGTGCAGTTTTGCTTAACAATGTCGTAAATTTCATACCAGATAAGATTGGCACTTTTCTGGTATTGCTGTGACATCTGCACAAATGGCGAGGTCATAACCCCGCCAGTCGTTGGATGTTTCCCCAATAAACCATATGTACTTGTTGCCTCTTCGCATTGAATATATCTTGCCATAGCCTGTGAATAGGTTTCTATAAGCCGTGGATTCACTAATCTTTCACAGTTGCGCTCTTTCAGCCACAGCCAGGTTTCTTTGTATATTTCATCAGCGCCTAAGGGAACTCCATTTTTCTGCCTAGCCGATAAATAGTCACTTGGCTTTGGCATATCCATTCCCTCTAAGACCGCTCCTTCCGGTAAATCTACTGCCTCTAATTCCGCTGTTTTAAGTACAGGAATATCATTGGCTAGAACCTTGACTGTTTTCCCATTTTGTATTTTCTCTGCGGCTGCAGTCGGCTTATCACCTGCTCTGACTCTTCTGCCACCACGGTTCGTACCGTCCCTTGCCATTATTCACACTCCTCAATCTATATCTTAGGGTTAATCCCCTGTTTGAACTGCTCTTTTTGTGCGTGAAGCCCCCCGCCCGTTCCTCCCATACAAGGGTTTTGAGATTTGACCTTCCCCTCCCTGCACCTTCATCAGTGCCAACGGTCACCATTTTGTGCATGAATCCTTGCATGGCACTCTTTACACAAAGCTATAAGGTTCTTTCTATCATGCGTCCCGCCTTTTGCTAACGGAAGTTTATGGTGTATCTCCTCAGTCGCAACGTACTTGCCCTTTGCTAAGCACTCTTCACACAAAGGATGCTCCGCAGCATAGCTGTCACGGATTCGCTTCCAAGCGCGTCCATATCTACGGCGTACAGCAGGATTCCTGTCGTACTTCTCATAGCGTTTATTTTCTTCTTTCTGGTGCTTCCCACAAAACCGTCCGTCTGTTAAACTAGGGCAGCCGGGATAAGAACACGGTCTTTTAGGTTTTCTTGGCATTTTCGCACTTCCTTCTAGTTGTTTAGCCTGTTTACATCACAAACATTTTATAAGGCATAAGAAAAGCCCTGCAGGATTGTTCCCACAAGGCTCTCATTTATTCTTCACTTTTCACGATACTAGTATATCATGTTCAGACTATAAATGTGTCCGCGAAATTACCTCTTACTTGCCATACAGTAAAACAGCCAGTTTTGCCAGTGCCCTATTTTTCCGGTTATATGCAGTAGAACGCTCAACATTAAGCTGACTGCATATTTCATAAACTGCACCTGTCTGACCGCCCTCATCGCGATAGAAGGTTTCCAGTACGTAGCGTTCCTCACTGCTCAGTTCTTCCCACGCCGGCTTGAACCATTCCATATACTCCACCGCCTGCCGGTAACGCTCCTGCAAAATGTCGATTTCCTCGATGTTCTTTAAGATGCGTTCTTCTCCTGCCTGCGGATTGTGTGTCCTTGGCATTCCATCAAACTGGGGACTGCGGATACTGCCCATATCATCACGAGTATTTTTGATTTCATTGCTGGTATTTGCAATGATAAATGCCATGCTGTCATAATCCTTCAGGGCATCCACTGCCGCAGAACGCTTGTCTAAATACTTCCAAATAACGCTCATATCCTTACCTCCGAAATTTTGTATTCCACTCGGATTGGCTTGGATTTTCATAGGTTGACTCTGATTTTCATAGGTTGGCTTTTACGGCCTCAATCAAGGCCGACTGGGAAGTATCCTTATTCTTCAGTGCTTTCATAATCCTCTCGTCAATGGTGCCTTTTGCTATGATGTGGGTAATAACCACTGTTTCTGCCGACTGACCCTGCCTCCAAAGTCTGGCATTAGTCTGCTGATATAACTCCAAAGACCATGTGATGCCAAACCATACCAAGGCAGAGCCGCCCTGCTGTAAATTCAAACCGTGACCTGCTGATGCCGGATGAATAAGACCAACGGCAAATTCTCCCTTATTCCACCTCTCAATACTGCCGGGAGAAGATATCCTTGCATATTCCATTTTTAGCCTGTCCAGTAGTTTCGTGATACGCTCCACATCATGCTTGTACCAATATGCCACGAGAATTGGCTTGCCGTTTGCCGCTTCGATAATATCCTCCAATGCATCCAGCTTTCTTTGGTGTATTTCCAAGATGCTCTCATCATCGGAATAAACTGCTCCATTTGCCATTTGGGACAGCTTGCCTGTCAGCGATGCGGCATTGGCTGCTGTTATCTCTCCATCCGGCAGCTGAAGGATGAGGTCTTTTTTCAGTTCCTCATATTTTTTCTTTTCCAATTCCGACAATTCCACCTCCAGCTGTGTGCTGATCAGTTTCGGCATTTTCAGATGGTCGGTGGATTTCATAGAAATTGTAATATCCGAAATCTTATCATAAATCTGCTGTTCGGCATTGGGCAGTGGCTTGTAGCTGTAAACAATCTGACCATTCCTCTTGTCTGGGGAGAAGTAGGCGTTTCGGTACTGACCGATAAATCTGCCAAGCCTTGCACCCATATCCAGCAGTTTGAACTCTGCGAATAAATCCATCAGACCGTTGCTGCTTGGTGTACCTGTCAGACCCACCATTCTTTTTACCTTTGGTCTTGCCTTCATCAATGCCTTGAACCGCTTGGACTGGTAATTCTTGAAAGAGGATAGCTCATCCACAACCACCATATCAAAATCAAACGGTACACCGCTTTTCTCAATCAGCCACTGCACATTCTCACGGTTGATGATATAAATATCCGCCTGTGCTTTCAGTGCTGACAGCCGTTCTGCTTCCGTACCCACTGCCACTGAATATTTCAGCAGGTGCAGATGCTCCCACTTTCCAATTTCAGCACCCCATGTAGAAGTGGCAACTCGTAAGGGACAAATGCACAGCACTTTGTGTACTTCAAAGCTGTCAAACATCAAATCGTTAATGGCAGTCAGCGTGATGCTCGTCTTGCCAAGTCCCATCGACAGAAGAATGGCAGCAATCGGATGACTCTTGATATATTCAACCGAATATTTCTGATAATCATGTGGCTCGTATTTCATCCAAAATCCCTCCAATCTGGTTCACATCATCCAGTACATACACGCTGTACCCAAGTTTTTGTAACATTCCATATCTTGACAGCTGCAATGGCCTTGGCTTTTCTCCCGGTGCTTTTACTTCCACAAAGGCAAACCTGCCAATGGGAAGAAGCACTAAGCGGTCTGGCATACCATCAAAACCCGGAGATACGAATTTCGGACAGATACCGCCCTGCTTTTTTACCGCCGTTACAAGTTTCTGTTCAATAGTCTTTTCTCGCATATTTCCTCCTTCTTTATGGACAAGTGGACAAAAAGGACAACTGGTTCTATATAATCCTTACGTGCGTATAGACATATGCCTATATTCATATTTCATATATTTTAATCTATATATAATACTTGTCCTACTTGTCCTAAAGTGTTAACCAAGCCTTATTTTAAGCCATTTTCAGATGGGACAACTTTTTCATAAATTCTCTGCCGGCCATATAGAACTATATTTTTTCGTTTGCCGCTTTTTTCCCACCCCTCGATTTTCATCATAATGGCCGCTATCGCATAGGAGTCGGATGTCTTAATGCCAGACAGATTATTGCCGAAACATTCACACCATATTTCTGCATTGCTTACCTGCGTTCTTTCCACAGTGCCAATTTTCGTCCCGCCGAAATCATCGCCGCTTAAAAAGTTCTTTCGTTCAAACAGACTCATGGCATCCCAATTATCCGGGAGCAGTGTATTTAGGTAATTCTCCACGAGTCCCTGTCTTTCATCGGTTTCCATGGCCTGTTTTTGCTGCTGCTCTGCAATTACAGCCTCTCTGCCTTCAAGGAACAGGTTCTCGCCCTGCTTATACAGATAGAGAGCTTCTGCCCATATCTGTGCTACATCATCGGCTGTTAACTGCCACGATTTTTTAGCAGAATCACCGCATACATTCACCGGCCAAAAACGGCGGTTGCCCGTAATATCACGGAGGAATCCATTCTCCGCATTGGTTGAGCCAACCACAATGCACTGTCGCGGATGGCTTTCCACCACTCTGCCATAAGATGGCCGATAAATATCATCAGTACGGCTTAGGAAGGATTTAATGGTTTCAATATCCACCTTTTTCATTCCTGCCATTTCTCCCAGCTCCAGAATCAAAAATCCCTGCAATTTTTCTGCACCAGCTTTATCCTTCATATCCGTAAGCGTAAGACTGTCGGAAAACCAGCTGCCAGCCAATTTGGAAAAGAAGGTGGATTTGCCGATGCCCTGTGCGCCCACCAAGATTAAGGCACTATCGAACTTAATTCCCGGATGATAGGTCCTTGCCACAGCTGCAATCAGCGTTTTTCTCATAGCCGCTTTCGTATAGGAATTGTCCTCTGCACCGAAATAGTCAATCAGCAGATTTTCCACTCTCGTCACATGATCCCATTCCGGCAGCTTTTCAAAATACTCCCTTGCGGGATGGAAATGCCTGTCCTCTACAGTTTTCGTAAAAGCCACATCGTGATTGCGGGAAGAAAACGGAACATACCGAATATCAATGAGTGCTTTCATCTGTGCGGTATCGGCATCCCTCCAGAACCTGTTGTCCATAGGACGCTCCCACGGCACTGTGCCTATGATTTCAATTCGTCCCGCCATTTCGTTATATGCAATATTTGCAAAGTCAGGGTCATTATTTAGAATCAGCATCAGATTCCACACACTGTTTTCCAGCAGATTGCTTCTTGGCATATAGCGCAGTCTTGCTCTCCAGTCGGCTTCATCTGTAAAATCCTCATCAATCTGTGTCTGTCTTTCTTCCAGCGCACGGAGTTTGACCTTTTCCTGTTTCATGGCAAACTCGCACATTTTTTTCACAGATTTATTATCATCATCGCCAAACTTATGCAGGCGGACAAGGTCAAAGGCACTGCACAGCTTTCCTCCTGCTGGGTCAGTCGCATGATGGCTGTAAGTAAATTTGTCATCGTAAACCACAACACCCGCAGACCCTTCGCCCGGAAGATAATCATATCGTTCGGAACTGTCAGCTGTCGGTGCATAGACATCAGCCAAAAATTCATCAATAGCTGTGCTGATTGGGAAATACACACGATTGAATAATCCAATTACACCGTCCTTTTCCAGCGGGTCTTTTTGCTGCTGCGCTTTATGGTCTGCTGCCTTGCTTTCCTTCGGTGTGGTAGGAAGTAGAGAGCAGTCCCTCCAATTGGGATGCTTTTCAAAAATCTCATCCGGGTCAAGCCAGTCCCCATCAATCTCACCAAACAGATACTCCCCGTTGGAGGGACAGGTCGGCCAGTACATCAGCTGATGGGGAGAGAACGAACAGGGGTCAAGCATCGCAAGAAAGCCATTGTCCTGTGCATAATATCTCGCTGCCGCATTGAACTCATCGGGTGTCATATCACGGCTGACCGGGATAATCATTCTCGCTCTCGGCTTGTCCGCTGTATGGCTGTGAGTTGTATAGTAGCAGCCCTTATTGTCGATTTTGGCATTGATATCCTTTAGAAAATCCTGTTCAATACTGTCGAGGTCATATACCAGCATGGAACGGCAGACCACCTTGTTTACCTGTCTGCGGTTGCCACTTAAATGACCTGCCACAAACCCGCCCTTATCCTTGATATCATCACGCTGACCCTTCGGCAGCTTCGGATATTCCTCCGCCGTCTCTGAGGTATAAATCGGATTACGCAGCCGGTCACACAGTTCATCAAATTTTATGGTTTTATTCGACCAGAACTTTGCCGTCCTGCTGTTGCCATAAGCAATCTTCAAATCACGCATCTTTGCTTACCTCCTTTAAATCACTGCCGAAATATCGCAGTCTGTAATTTTTTCTCTTGGCTCTCCTGATTTCAGCATCCATCCCGGCCGATATGGTTTCTCCGAACACCCACACCTCGCTGCAGTGGCTCATCAGCACATTTCCAAAATGCAGCCCCAGCTCACGTTCCGTTAAATCGTTATCGTTAAGAAACTGCGGAAACAGCAAATGCGGAGCAATAGGGATATACCCCTGCTCCACAGCATAGCGGCTGTACTTTCGTGCATTTGCAATATTCCCGGCAACATCTCCCGAAAACGGGGAGCATACATACACCATCGGTCTGTATGCCCTTGCCGCCTTCGTTTCTTTTTCGATATTGGATAAGGCACCGTAGGTGGTCGGATCAGGATAACCTTCGCTGTTATACCTATTAATCGACATCACTGCTCTCCTGTTCCATTGTTGGCAAAATCCCATCCGCTTTTAATAATTCATAGACAAACAATCTGCCTTTTTGTGTCCAGTAGGTATGTGGCTTAGTATGAATCGTTCCGTCATTAGCAGAATAGCTATGTGTCTTGGTGTTTGTATAACCTTTTTCTGCGTATTTCTGATATAACAGCCAAATCTCGCCCTGTTTAAACTGCACACCTTTTTCATGGAGATAACGATTCATCCAAATAGCAGACTTTCCATAATCTTTCGCTACCGTAGAAGTGGAAATAAGGTCTTTGCAGTTAAGTACCACATCGTAATAGCTTGCCTTTGGCTTCATTTCCGCAATCTGCTGTTTTTGGACGGCAGTAGTTTGTTCAAGCAGTCGGTTCTTTTCTCGCTCTTCCTTTAATGCAGTAAATGCTGCAATCGCAAGGTCAGGATTTGCAATTAGTTCATCTGTCGCATACACACCATGTTTTCTTATAGTTGGAAGAATCTCGCTTGTTACCCAACGTTTAAACCTTCTTGCATTCGGCATCTTGCTAGAAAGAATAAGGCTGTAAAGGCCAGACTCATTTATCAGAACCGGAGCCTGTTCACGTCCGATGGAGTCACGAATCGTTACCCCATCGGTTTTATCCTCTTCATCCACATGGTCTAGCAAAGCTTTCCTTGTATTGCTATAGCCAAGAATTTCAGCTACGTCCTTTCCCACAAAATAAGGAACTCCATTAATGTCTGCTGTTCTCACCGAGCCAAACTCAGCATTTTGAAAAATCTGTATTCCGTTCATTGAAATACCTCCCATTCATATTTGGAGGATTAGTCCTCCTACCTCATAGCCACGGCAGAAGGTCAAATCTGACGATTTTTAAAAATACCTTGAAGTTTTTTCTCGGCTCGCTTTAATTTCTGAGTAATGTTGTTTTCGCTGACACCGATTGAACTGGCATATTTGCGGATGGACATGCCGTCAATGCGTACTGCAATGAACATATCTGCCCAATCCTGCTTTTTGCCAAGAGTGGTGCGTATCCATTGGCAGACAGATTCGTACTCATCTTGGAGATTGCGTTCTATCTCCTGAGAGTTATCAGCGAAAGTATCCATGACATCAGTTTCATCTTCAGCCTGATCATCTTTACGATATGGAGTCTTTGGTTTGCCAAGGTGCCTATGGTAGCGGCGCCAATGATTGTATTCCTTGTTGTTTATGAGGTCGAACATTTCCTGTAGAGTCTCGCAGCGTTTCACCTCTGCTTTCTTTTCCGGCTTTGCCTGTGTAAGACGCTGCTCATAGTCGATATCCAGCATGACGCTGTAATCTCCATCTGGAATTTCAATTGTGGTGTAGTTCTTGTGACCGTTTTTGATGTTGTCTTCATATAAAACTCGTATTTTCATTTTGCATTCCTTTCCGTCCCAGTAATGGGTGGCGGAATGCAAAAGAGCCTGCGGATAAGATGACCACAAACTTCGCTTGTCCTAAAAAAAGCGCACGAAATCACGGTGGGTGCATCTTCATTCCAAACACAGTCTTTATCACTGTGTTCTGAACTCTTATGCATCCCGCCGTCCTGATGCGCATCTCGGACATTGAGATTTTATTTCAGGAGGTTTGTCCTCCTGTTATGGTAATGATAATACTTTTGCTTTTTTTGCCCGTTGAATAAACTTCAACAGCAAAATGCCTTAATAACGAACAATCTTTATTTCTTAACTTTGAAAATCCACATTTTTGCAAGATCATTTTCATGCAAATAGTGCTTTTGAGACAAAAAAATAAGGAACAGTGCATATTTTCATATACACTGTTCCTTATTTAAGAATAAATGTCGCTTTTACTTTGACCTGCCCCCATTTTATGTACCACGGGGAACTGTAGTTTTTCCATCATATTGCTAATGATGATGCATATTCGAGAGGAGTTTTGTTGCCAAGAGAACTATGAGGTCTTTCTTGGTTGTACTCAACTCGCCATGCTTTGATAACGTTTCTTGCTTCTGCAACACTTCTAAACCAATGCTAGTTCAGACATTCATCACGCAACTTACCATTGAAACTTTCTATGTAACCATTTTGAGTTGGTTTCCCCGGGTCTGTAAAAACATGGTTGACATCATGGTCATAAGCCCATTGATTCAATGCATTGCTAATAAATTCAGGACCATTATCTGTAAGTATTTCTTTAGGATATCCTCTGAAAAGGGCTACCTTATCCAAATACATAGCAACTGCTGCCCCGCCCATAGAGCTTTCTACTTCTAAAGTAAGAGATTCTCTTGTTACTTCGTCTATTAAAGCAAATACACGAAAATTGCGACTGAACCTTGTAACATCGATAACAAAGTCCATAGACCATCTGTCATTAGCCAAGCTAAGGTGTTCACGGCTTGGCATGCCACGCTTTTCATAGCGCTTTTTCTTGCTCCGTTTGTGGATAGATAGATTGGCTTCTTTGTAAAGTCTGTAAGCTTTCTTGTGATTGATATAGATACCGGATTTTCGCATAAGCATAATATTGATTCTACGATAGCCAAATCTTTTCCACCGGGCAGCTAAGGTGACCATTTCTTCCTTAATTTCTTCATCAACAGAATTCTCTTTAAGAGAATATCTTCTTGTGTTTCTAGGAAGGTCTAATAGCCTGCAGGCTCTACGTTCACTAATACCATGTTTGCTAATTATAGCGTCAGCAACTAGACGTTTGTCGGCAGGCTTTA